GACAGGGGTCGCATTACCATCAGTTTAAGCTACTGAATTCCCCTCAACACGACTGAGAAACCCTAAATTACAGGGTACACAACTTTACAGGTTATGTTTAGTCATCAGCGTGTGGTCCCATGGACCAATTACTGTGTTAAGCAGTAATATTAAAACATGACATTGGGAAATCCTTTTTTTCAGGATCAAATTCACCAATGTCAAAGTCCTTAAAACCTGTTTTAACATATCTCTGGAAATAGTCATCAAATTTCGATTCTTTTTGCATCGTCCTTCTAACTTTCCACCAAATTCGTCGATTATGTTCAACGATCTTCATGTTAAATTTAAGATTTTCTCCCTCTGAAGCAGATTCGGGGTCATATAAGAAAGAGCTCCTGTAGATATCATTAACTTCGTCAAGCCTACGCTCGACCCCATCAAGTTCTACAGTCTCTTTGACTCCATACATTGAATCTCTATATTTTCTATGCAACCTTGATTGCAAAACATGCTCACATAATTTTAAATTATAAAGTGTCATGAATTCTTCAGATAGATTTCTTTTGGACTCCAGAAGTTCAATAGATTCAAGATCTTCTCTATCCAAAACTCGGAAATTAACTTTCTCAAAGTTCTGGTTATCTAAAAAAGAGAAATCTTCTAGATTCTTATTGACAAGTTTATGCATCTGCCAAATTGAGATGTCACCAAACTTTCTGGGTTTTAATTTTGTATCAAAAGCCCCTACATCCTCTCGGATTTTAAGGGAACATATTATGTCAAAATGTGTCACTTGACCCTCCTTAAAGGGGAGAATACCTAGTCCTCCTAGCCATTGTGGCAGGAACCAGGGTACCTTAGAATTTTTAATATTCTTCGATAAAACTTCTCGTACACACAAAAGGCCATCAATCTTTTTTTGCCTTTGTTTTATGACAGAAGAATCTCTATCAAAATCATCATGTTTTTTAGGAACATCCTCCATGATAACTTCATATCTTGTGATCTGAGCATTCTTTAGTTGCTGTTGTGCAGCCTTTTGATAATATTCTTTGGGACAAGTTCTCTTAAGATCCCAGGAGAGGTTACCTATTTGATAATAATCTTTTCCTCTAACTCCATCTTTCTTCTGTCCATATACTAAACCAAGATTCACATACTTGATCTCCGTATAACAGAACGAAACATAAAAGCCAGATTCGGTCTCCCAATCCGGTTCTTTATAAGAATACTTATATTGACAAGAATTTATAGTTAAAAATTCATTAGATAAAAAGGTCTTTCCAAACTGGATTCAAGACCACCAAAATGAGCAATTTTTAACCATATATCAAATATTCTTTGTGTGCCTTTAAAGACGCAATCATCTCCGTTTATTAAGAGAGGTGCATCAATATACCCAGGAATCAAGCGATTAACCACTTTAAAGTTTCTGCCTTCAGAAACCTCTAAAGCGTATCGACAAAATGCCGCATTTGCTATACACAAGAATGGAAATGATATAATACTTCCCATCAATTGTCCTTCCCTTTGCTCCTTTAACAACCCTTTCTCAAGGAGTTCCTCCCTAGGAGGCAACTTTCCCTTACGATACTTCTCCATCATTTCAGGGTGAAGT